CATCCATGTTGTTGTCCCTATTAACGGGGATCAACTACTCGATGAAATACTGCCATGTGTGCACGTATCCTTTTCGTTTTCCGTACGCATTCCCCTTCCAAGGGACCAGACAATCCTTATCTGGTACCAAGCTTGGATCCTCTAGCGAGGGTAAAATACCCTTACTGAAGGATTTTGGTACGCCCTTCCCTTCCAGAGCTAGGAGATAATAGGGTTCAGGTATAACCTTAACCTTTCTTCTCTTGGAGCCTAGGAACGGAAAATGAAAGCCGTAAGCATCGTTACCGATGATACGGGAGGACGTATTAGGCAATGGGTTCAATATAGCTGGGTCTTTTATTTGGACACCAGCTTGGACTGAGAATCGGGGTGGGACGAAGAAAATCTCGCCTAATCCGTATTCTTTAAAGAAGTCCACGAGCCACATTCCTAAATGGTTTGCACGACCAAAACGCTCTATCACACGAGCACTCTGATTATACACACCATAGGCCCAAGCGGCCAAACCGGAAGGAGAATAAACGTCGTCAGGCCTCTCGATGAAGAATGGCCTGCAATCCACCCCGCGGTAAGAATCAACACCGCAGGTTTCTCGAAAGTCTCCCGTAAAAAACGACTTGTCTGCATTCATTTGCCAGTCAAGTTGTTCAGCCAACCATGTGATATCATCAACAAGGTTGGAGTCACAAATACAATCGTCGCCAAAGACGGAGACGAATTGTTCCTTACCAGATTCTCTGGCAAGGGCACGGAGGAGAGACGAGAACAAGAGAGTCTGCAGAGGAAATGTGAAACCACATCCCATGCTTCCGGTCATGGTTAGCTCAAAAGCTGTACCATTGTATGTAGTAACCGGAGAGCGGACATCAAGAATCGCCGCGAACCAGTCTGAGGGGAGAAGCTTCTGGCATAAACCAAGCCAAATGCGATCACTTGCCTGAGACCAGTCAATTGTGGCGATGTCAAGACGATTGGCAGAAATCACACGGCAGAGCGCTCTATGGCAATTAGGTTGAGTTTCTAACTCAATGTTGCCAAAGCGCGATAACTGCTCAGTGATATATCCACCAAGTCCTTGTTGGAAGAACTGATTTAACGTCGGTTCGACCATCATGGTCCTAAGACTGTCAAACTTCTTGGGAACGAAACTTAATCGATTTCCCGCAACCACCGTTGGCTTTATCTCTTCGGAGATTAAGTCAGGCCACAAGTAAGTAGCTAGGTTTGAATTCCATCCTAGGTACTCATTGTAGAGGCGGATGCAAGGCAACGTACCATCCAAGGTTATTACCTTATTAGGGTAATAGGCGTCCATCTTCTTGACGCCGATGGTTGCGTTGGGGCCGTGTGTGCAGAGCTCGAACCAATGGTGGATATCAAGTTCACCAAGGATACGACCTATCTCAAGGGAAGCGGATAGTAAAACACTATTTAGCCTACCTGTGGGAAGGAATGCCAGTTTCCACTGATTTTGCATGTAACCCCGACCAAGGTTTTTCTTGAATTTCTCAAGGGCCTGGTCTTCGAGGGCACGCTGATCCAACTCGGTCGTGTAGAAATACCGATCGAGAAAGTGGGCTGAGACATAGTCTGCATTGAAAGAACGTACCTCAACATCCATGTCGCCCTGCAAAAGCGGGCACCACGTGCGAATAGTTGATCGTACATTTCTTCCGCCCGCAATGAAGGGGCGGCCCAAATCTTGCGTAAATGCTGTAAATACAGCATTCACAGCCCTATCGATGTTTTTATTATCGATGATGGGCTGCCGCGTTGCTTTTGACTTCTTAACGGCGCTCATAACTTAAACTCCAAGGAGGTTAGGTCAGGATTGAAGATTGCCAAAACGACGTAAAGTCGCTGTCCGATACAAGAGCTGCAACATCGGCGATAGCCGTGTTTTTTAGCGTGTATTCGGAGTGAAAAGCCGTCTCGATGCGAACCGTTTGGGTATACAACTTCCCATCGGCCGCAATGAACGGAATATTGTACTTGACCGCATTACGGCCAAGCTTGGCATAGGCGCCCACTGATGCAGGTAATGCAGGAAGGGTTGCGGAAAACTGCAAACCCCGCCTTGTCAGGAGATTAGTATCTCCAGAGACAATCAGTGAGAGACCATTCTTCACAACTCGGCCATCAGGCACGAGTGTAACATCCGAACCGCCCGTTGGGGCCCAAGTAGCGCCGCTTTTGAAGACAGCATTGGAAAGGGACATAAATACTCCAATATCTAATGCGTCTTCACACGCTGAATAGCGAGGAAGAGCACGTCGATAAGATTATAGAGATCTTTGAACTCTAGCCAGTCATGGCGTAGAGTAGGGAGTAGTGGTGGACGGTCAAATACTTGCCGAACAACACTGCTTACGGACTGCTTGGCCCAATCCGTCCCCCCTGTACGGGTCCACCTTTTATAGGAGGAGCCTGAACCTGAGGAGAAGGAGTGGGAAAGATAGTCGCATCGGTACAAGTGAGAATACTCGCATCTTTCAACAACCCATGACCCGCCAAAAGCGGAAATTGGGATTGGATGAATAGAGCGAATGAAGTTCCCAACATTGACGAACCTATCCACGATAAAGCTAAAGGGAATGAGATCCCAGAGAGCAATCGGGACATAGCGCAAGTCAAGACCGAGGTCCTGCGCGAGCGTGGTAGTCTTCTCGAGGAGGATACCTCCCCGGAAGGTCGACTCGTACGAGAATTTCGTCGAGACGTTAAGGGTAGACTCGAATCCAAGCGATTGCTGGTGGAGTACCGAGAGTTTCTCCTCACTGTATGAGAGGGGCTCGGAGGCTCTATAGGTGACACGTTTTGATTCTCCATGAAGAGTGTTGAGGGCTTCTATCACACCATTAAGTGTGGATAAAAGAGGCCGCCAACCAAAGCGCATTTCACACCACAGGCCAGCGAGGTTCTTTGGATCAATAAGATGATCCACGTTAGGGATGCGGACACGACGTCTGTATCCAGGACCCCTGCTGACGTACCTGTAGAAAGCACCTACGGTAGACGCCAAGGACAACAAATGGCGTAATGCAGAAACGAAAAGCTGTACTGTCTGCTTGTACTGAGACAGATCGATCAGCAAATCTGCACTACCACTGTTGGCTTTTGAATAAGCACGCGTAAGGACCTCGTCTCTAGCTTGCTCACACTTTATAAGTGGGACAGATGAGACAGAGGGAAAAGGAGGGTAATCCAAAAAGTAACCTACAAGGTTATCGTAGGACCCAAACGTGTGCCGGACGGGCGAGCCTTCATAGTAGTCATCTCTGACGAAAGCAGGCGAACACGTCCACTCGACTCTATTCTGAGTATAGGGAAATTGAAAAACCCAATCCTCAGACACCAACTTGTGAAAATTAGGTGCGTATAGAGACGAAAAAGTACGGTATGATCCCGGTATAAGATACGGGATATACTCGGTGGTGATTGGTCCATTATGGACGCCTTGGTAAGTATAAATGTACAACTCACTGCGAGCAGGATTAAGCTCGTCAGTTTTTTGTTTTGAACGAGTTGGACCTTTCCAGAGGCGCATCACCATAACTATCCTTACATATTTATGTTTGGGTAGGGGAACCAGATTGTAACCGTTCCTCTCACGAGGTGCGTGCTTGCAAAAGCTACAATCTGGGGTTATAGCGCTCGATTCGAGACGCTGGTAGAAGCCGAGAGGCTTC